TCTATTACTTTTCCACATTTGATATTCTTCTTCATCATCATATACAAACTTATTTCCATCAAGTAAGCCTATTAAAATATTTGCATATCTTTCTTTCTCACAGCCATCAGAGTTTGTATAACAATCTAAGAAAAAGTCTTTTGCTTTCTTTAAACTATCAAACTCCCTTAGTGTTCCATAACATAATGTTTTTATTACCATAAACAAAACTCCTTTCTATTTACTATAAATGGTATGTAGTACCTTTATTTTTTATAAAAACTTTGTACTAAATATTCCCCCATTTTCTTGTATTCATAATCGTATTTTTGTTTTAATCTTTTTTCTAAATTGTGTTCTAATAATTTTATCATTTGTTTTTCTTTATTTTTTAAAATAGTGTTTTGTTCTATAAAGTCATTTACTACACTTTTAATTTTGTTATCTTCTACATTTTCAATATCGTAGTAATTAAAATTTGTTTTGTTTTCGTTATCGGTCAAACTCATATAAAATAGTTCTATTGTACTTTCTAAAAAGTCTAGTGGTATTTCCACTCTCGTTTTTATATCTACATAGTTTTTATATTTCAATTTACTCACACTCCTTTACTACATAATCAAAATACTCGTTACAAATATTCCAAACATTGTCTAAATCTTTTACATAAGGCAAGTCATTATACATAAACTCATAAGTTCCACCATTTTGTTCCATAAGTTTTTCCATATCTTTTTCAGTTATATTGTGTATATTCATATATTGTTTTCTAGCATTATCATAGTCATCTCTACACCAGTCTAATAATGTTTCAGCCCCAACTTTTCCATTGTTTATATTATCAGTAATTTCTTTTAGTAAATTGTCATTTGTATTGTCTAGTTTGTACCAATAATCGTACAACTCTTTAATGATTTTATTTTTCATAAATAACTTTCCTTTCTATTTATTATAAATGATATGTAGTACCACCTATAACTTTTATAATATTTCCATCTTCATCGTTATGCCCTATAAAGTTCATTTTATACCACTCAGTTCCAGTATGTTTACAACTTTCACAAGTCCACGAGTAGCATACTAAGTTATCATCTTCAAAACTAGCCACTCCATATTCTAATGCTAAACTATTACAATAAGGACATTGTCCTTGCTCGTTTGATTTGTATTTCATAGTACAATCACTCCTTTACATTTCAATAAATACCATATCATTTTCATTTATAGTAGCACCATTATATTTTCCATGTATAAAATATTGTGTGAAATCATTACTACGTTTTACATTTGCTTTATACATATCATTGAATATTTTTTCATAAGTTTTTTCTATTATTTCAATCGTAGGTGTGTAGCCACAATTATTTACAAAATAGTTTGTAAAAGCACTTGCAATAGTTTTAGTTTTTCTCTCATAATTACAAACTATAAAGTAGAACTTTTTACCACACTCAAAAATAAATCCTTTATACATTTTTAATCACTCCTATCTAATATAAACAATGTGTAGTACCTAAATATCGTTTATTAAATCTATAATGTTATATATAATAAGTCGGTCATCTTCTTTTTGTATAAACTCAAAATCATCATTATAATTATCTCTTAGTCTATTGTATAAATCGTACAAGTCGCTTTCTACACTTTTTAAGTACTTTAAAATGTCTGGTTTTTCACTAATTTCTTGTCCTTTATTTCTACACTCATTACAAACACCATCAACTACAAGTTCTTTAAAATGTAACTTGCTACACTCATTACAAACTGCAAGTTTTTCATTTTCACACTTATAGCAATAAATACCACCATCAGTTTGGCAATAAGAACTATCATCACAAGCAACATATTTTCTACAACTTTCACAAAAATTATACCCAACACTATCATCTACACAATGTTTGCATATATAGTCATCATTACCATAAATTGTTTTTAATGCGTTTTCTTGTGTTAAACTTATTCCACACTCTCCACACTTCATAGACTTACAACTCCTTTCTTGCTTTTCTTTCCAAAAAGTCTTGTAAACACTCGTAGCCACTCTTATTTTGTTTATTTTCCTCACTATTCCAAAACTCTCTTACAACTTTCATAGCATCTTCAAACGCAAGGTCACACGCTGTTTTATCAATATTTGAAAGTTCTTTATAGTATTCATCATAACCTATACAAAATACATAGTACATAAAATCTTCATCGTACATATTACACACTCCCTTCTTGATATTCTATATTATCAAAATAAAATTGTTCTAAATCTTCTATACTTAAACTATTTATATAGTCTTTCACTTCTTTATTCATATTTTTGCAACATATCTTTCTTAAATTTCTATAATATTTACTTTCTTTTTCTTTCATAACTAAAACTCCTTTACACTTAATATAAATACTATGTAGTACCTAATAATTAAAATGTTCTTGATATCTATACCAATCGTATTTATTCAATATGTCCTTAGTATTTTCAAAATCAAATCCATTTTGTAATAAAAACTCTTTAATATGTCTAGTTGTTGTTCTACTATAACTACCTTTAACATATGCCCTACCATCTTCAATTTTAGCAACTAATGTAGTATAACTTATCAACTCCATTACAACATTTCCATTATCATAACTTGTAAATACATTTGCTTTTCCATAAAAACTTTTTGCACCATCATATATAGGTTCTAATCTCATAACTAATCACTCCTTACATTTAATATAATTGATATGTAGTACCTACATTTTAAATAATTAAAATATATTATTTATTGTTATATTGTTTTTGTTTTTGTTTTTGTTTTTGTTTTTGTTTACTTGTTACACTTAATATAAATGGTGTGTAGTACCTTTATAAAATATATGTATAATTATGTAAAAATATTATGTTTACTAATTTAATAATATCATGAACTTTTTTTATTTTGTAAAATTTTTGTTTTTAAAAAAATTTTTAAAAAGATTTTATATATCTTAAATGGTATTATAAAAATATTAAATTTATTTTTTTTTTTTCTAATACATAAATATCATTTAAAAAAAAGTACATGATATTATTAAATATGTTGACATAATTAAAAACCTTATATATATTGATATACCTACATTTTGACTATATTTTATATAAAAAAATGATTTTATGTATACCATGTTCAAAATGTACAAGCACGTTCAAAATGAACGCAAATTGTACAAAATGAACAAACTTGACATAAATATGTAACATTTGCAAAAAAGCATAAAAAAAAGAGAGTTATAAAACTCTCTTTTATATTATATCTAATTTTTTTAGTTTGCTAAGTGTTTGTTCTTTTTGTCTTGTACTTGTAAAAACTCTTTTTGTGTTATATAGGTTGTTATTTGTTCTTTCTAGTAAACTATCAAGATAACTTTTTTGTAGGTCTGTTTGAATATTAAAATATGCTTGAATATTTGTTTTGCTTTCATAGTATATATTTGTTAAGTGTTCTTTCTTTTCTAGTTCTTGCAAGTCTTGCGTTGTGTTATTGTTTGTTATTGCTTTAAAATATGTGTTATAGATATATTTCATAGTATTTTTATATGCTTTTTCCATGTCTTGCATATATTCCATGTAACACTCTTGTAGTATATCGTCTAAAATGTCCTTAAAATCTTGTGTGTGTTTGTAAAATAGTTGTGTTAATGGATTAACTTGTCTTGTTTTTATGCTTTCTTTCGCTATTGCAAAAAACAGTTTTTTGATTTCATCTTCGGTTATATCGTTTGCGTTGATATAATCAAAAATCATTTTTTTGATATTATTCATTTTAAAATCTTCCTTTCTTATATATAATATAAATGTTGTGTAGTACCCTATATTTTGTTATATGTTTTTTGTGTGTTTGTGGTATAACATTTATATTTTATATTCCATATTATACAAAAATATATATTACTTGTCAAGATTTTTTTTATCTTGCGTGTTCTTGCGTGTGTATATATTATTTGTACCCTTGCGTACCCACGAAAATTTGTTCTCACGGCTCCCACGATTTCCTTTGTTTGAATTATATCAATTCTACTGTTGAGAGCTGTTTAAGATGTGTTGTGTGTTTGTGTAAGAGTTGTTGACATACAGCAGGGGGTGTGTTATACTATGTTCATAATGAACAGGAGGTAACTATGAAGCAAATAGAAAACACAAAGTACTACTACGAAGGTGGTAGGGTATTTAGAGAAGTGAATATAGCTATGCGTTCAGGTGTTCCTAGTTGTCTTTTAACAACCAGAGAAGGTACTAGAAAATGGTTCTCTATCAGGGACATTGAGATAGCCTTAGGAATTATCGTTCAAAATGAACAGACAAAAAATAACATTGTTCAAAGTGAACAAGTAACAAAACAGCAACCAGAAGAACTTAACTTTTAGCAATTTTGTGAAAAATTAACTATTTATAACTGGAAAAGTGTGATATAATTGTTATAACATAGGAGGTTATTATGTATAAAATAAATCAGATTTATAATATACCAATTTATATAGGGACGTTTCCGAGAAGTTCTTACATTAAGCCTAGCAGGTGCTTAGGTATTTAAAATAAAGGTTGTCTAGGGAAGATGTATCTTTTTGAATGACTTAAGACTATGATTAGGACTTGTATTATGGTGCCACCTGCCTTTAAGTTTAAAAAAGAAGCAGTAGCACAACTACCTGTATATAGGGAGGGTAGACACTATGGAAAATGATTTTGTGTGTATGTCTTGTGGGAACTTAGTTCCAGAAAGACACAGGTCACAGTTTTATATGGATTGTCCTTATTGTAAGGCTATTACAAGCCTCTACAGACCACAGCCACATCAGGTGCTGTTCCATAAAGACCCTACGCCGATTAAGGCAATTCTAGGTGGGTTCGGTTCTGGTAAGTCTTTAACTGCAGATGCAGAGGTGTTTGACCACCTAATAAGTCTACCTGGAGCTAACTTTTTAGTACTGGCTCCTACTGTAAAGCTTATAGAACAGACAGAAGTGCCTACTTTCTTAAGCTTAATTCCACCTTCTCTTATTAGAAAACACAGTAAGAAAGATAACACGATAGAGCTAGTTAACGGTAGCACTTTACTATTCTTTAGCTCGGAAGATGAGCAAAAACTACGTTCTTTGAACCTTACAGGGTATAAACTAGAAGAAGCCTCAGCTATTAAAAAATCGGTCTTTGAGCAACTGCCTGCCAGACTTAGACACCCAGTTGCTAACTGTAAACACAATAAGAACTTAAAAAGGAACGCTTATCTTACAATTATATGCTCTAACCCAGCAAATAACTGGATTAGGTCAGATGTGCTTCTAAAATCTAATAAGATTTATGCTTCTACGCCAGAAGAACCTACGAAGCTAAAGCTTATAAGCTCTCTGAAGATGGGTAACTGTAACAACTGCTACCAGTACTCAAGAGATGAAAGTGAAGTAAACCCTTATATGTCTACGCATATACACACTTCTTTTATGAATAAGTATCTGCCAGACGATTTCATTGAAAAACAGATTAAAGCACACGATAGTAAGTGGGTTGATAGGTTTATCTACGGTAGCTTTGATTACGCAGATGGAGCTGTTTACCCAACGTTTAGACAGGCTATTTGTGAGCCATTTCCAGTTCCATACCATTTCCCAAGACTTGTTAGTATGGACTTTGGTGGTAAAGACCCTACAGCCCTAGCGTTTCTAGCTATTAACGTTGATGAAGGAATAGTGTATTTTTACGATGAGTATTACGAAACAAGCCTTAACGTAGAACAGCACTCTAAGCTCATTAAGCCGAAGTTAGATGCCATACCACAGGGTATGATGCTTGTGCCACTAAGGGCTGACCCTTCTGGTAAAGCTAAGCAGATTTCTACACAAAGAAGCTTGTTTGACCACTATGCCGAGTACGGTATACTCTGTACAGAAGCAAATAATGCTATAAATGCAGGTCTAGCTAAGGTAAATACTTATCTGGAACAGGGAAAACTTAAGATATTTAGCACTTGCACCAACGCTATTAAGGAAGGAACTAACTATTCTTACGATTTAGATAAGGTAAAAGACAAACCTGTCGGAGGTTTTGACCACTTGATGGATTGTCTAAGGTACGCTATGGTAGAACTTCCTGATAATCCAGCAGATTTAATACAATTTGCAGGAGCATATTACTTAAATGAGAAACAGAAAAAACGTAATAGAGAAGAATTATTGTTTAGACACGCACTAGATATGGACGAAAGTTATGAAGAAAACGTAGATTGGTACAATTTTTAGTTGAATTTGACCCCTTTTTGTTGTAAAATAGAACAAAAGAGGGGTGTTTTTATGCAAAAATTAGAAAAAGATGCTAAAATTGACGAAATTATCTCAAAAATTAACGAAATTGTGGAAAAAATCAACGATAATGGTTCAATTATTGAGTTTGACCCTAAGACAATGAACTCAGATATTAAGTCGTACTTTGATGGTACAGGGGGTATGATGTAATGAAAAAACCAAAATTAGAGTACATTTTAGCTGAATTTGAAAAAATGAAGCAAAATCGTGGAAAAAACGATGCAAAATGGAAGATGTTAGATGCTTTTGATAGGGGTGAACAATGGGACTTATCAGCAATAAATATGCCAAGTTGGGTTCCAAGACCTGTAACAAACTACATATACGTAGTAAAATCTATCAAAAAAGCCTCTTTAGTTGATAATGTAAAGGAAGGAACTCTTTTACCTTTGTCACCAGAAGATGCTGACAAAGTAGAAGTTCTTAATAAACTTAAAAGGTCTAAGTGGAAAAAGTTATCTGTTGCTAATACCATAAGAAAAACAGCAGATAGAGCTGTGCTTCTTGGAACAGGTATAACTTATGTAGGTTATGACCCAGACGTAATAGGTGGGGGTACTAATACGAGATATGAAGGTGAGTTAGTTGTAAGGGAAATAGACCCAAGTGGTTTCTATATAGACCCAATAGCTTACTCAATAGATAACGCTCGTTTTTGTGCAACAGTTGAGCGTAAGAGTTTTGAATTTATAGAAAAACATTTTCCTAAGAAGGCTAAGAAGTTTAAAGATAAAATATTAAAAACACATAATGTTTCTGATGGTGCTGGAGAAATCTATAACAGAGATTATCAAACAAACCAAGATGATGCTATAACGTTTATAACTTTCTACTACAAGAACGAAATGGGTAGAGTAGGTTATGTATATGTAGCCAATGGTGTTGAAGTTGGTAATGTTCCAGATAGTTATATGCAAGATTTCCCATTTGCAATACTTTATAATATAAGACAAATAAATGATTTCTGGGGTAAATCAATATGTGAACTTGTTTTAGATAACCAAAAACTTGTAAACAAAGTAGAAAGTATTATAGCTTCTATGGGTGTTTTACTTCAAAATCCACCAATCTTTGTAAGCGTAGATAGTGGTATAGATATTAAAAAATATACAAAATATAGAAACGCACCATCTACTGTTTGGGGTGTTAGAGGTGACCCACGTCTTGCTGTGTATATTCCACCACTTCCAGAAATACCAGCAACACTACTTCAATTAAATGAAGTTGCTAAGAACAATATAAAAGAAATAGCTGGTCTTACAGAAGCTTATATGGGAGATAGTGTAGGTTCTCTTACAACATCTACTGGTGTAAACTCTCTTATAAATCGTTCAAAAATAAGAGATAAAGACCAACAATTTGAACTTGATGGTTATATAGAAAGACTAACAAGACTTATGGTAGATACTTTAATCAGAACAATGTCAATGCCACAAACATTTAGAGTAGATAATGATGACCCTAATACAAAGAATATGTATGAGTTTGTAGATATAAATCCAGAGGAATATTCTAATATTAACTATGATTTCTGGGTATCAGTTCACTCTACTACAGAACAGACACCAGAGAAATTACAAGAAGATGCTATGCAAGCTATGCAAATGCAAATGCAATTTCAACCTGCTGTTCCTCTTATTACTCACGAAGAATTTATCAGTGCTATGAACTGGTCTGATACTTTCAAAGAAAACATACTTGCTCGTTTAAGACAAGATGATATAGAAAATCAAAAGAACAAAGTGTTAGATATAATGACACTTGTAGGTGACGTGACAAATCCAGAAAGTGAATTGTTTGGTATGCCTATAGAAGATGTAGTTCAAGCAGGTCTACAAATACTTAGACCAGAAGAACAAAAACTAGGTAACGTGGGTGGTGTGCAACAAGCTCAGGCAACTACTCAGGGACAAACTTATTCACCACTTTCTGCAATATCTTAAATGCCGAAATGTCTATTCATTTTTCCTCCTTAAAACTGCAAAATATTTGCCGATATTTTGCAGTATTTTATTGACTTACGAGTAAGATTGTGTTATATTTATATTATAATAGTAAGGTAGGGTGTCCGAAGCCCTTAAAGTAGAGTTTATATACCTTACGAGGTCATTAAAAATCGCTGATTTAATGACTTACTCAATGGCGTAAGAGAAATGAGGTTATTTTTATGGAAGAAAATCAAGACTTAGGTACAATAACAGTACAAGAACCAGCAGTTGACAATGCTGATATTATGGCACAGTTGATGGAAGAATATAATGACAACCACCAACAAGAGCCTGTAGGTGATGAAGATACAACTGAGTTAGAAGAAGTTGTGGAAGAAGAACCAGAAACTGTAGATGAACCTGCTATAGATGAAGCAGATGAGCCTACAACAGAACCTACTGAAACTACTGAAACTACTGAGATGTCATCTAAAGCCAATCAAGCATTTAAGCAAATGCGTGAAGAATTAAACACTTACAAAACTATGGCTCAAAACAATGAAGCTTATGCAAAAGTAATAAAAGAAATTGCAGAAGCTAATAATACAACTCCAGAGGAGCTTATTAAAAATTATAATGA